ATTACTAATATCTAAAGGTTCATTATCAGGAAAGCAATTACAATTGTTATATAAAATGGTCATAGTTTCACTAAAACTAGGAGAAGTATTTTTATGATTATTAGAAACAATAATGTATGCGGCTAATTTACCATATTGAATATTTTCAGTAACTAAAGTTGTACAAACTTGACTAGTAAGTTCATCAATTTCACTTGTTTTAATCCCATCATATATACGAGCACAAACCTTTTGTGCAATAATAGAAGCATCTAAATCTAATTGTGCTTCTTTACACATATATTGAATACGTGCTGTAATTTTATCAAAAGAAACATTTTGCAAAATATTTGAACGTTTTATAACTCTCATTGTAATATTATAAATAAATATTTTTTTTTTAAGATAAAAAAAATGAATATTTAAATATTTTTAATAATTTTAAAAATATATAATAAAAAATATTTTTAAAAATAATATAAAGAAAAATATAATTATCAAGTTTAAAAAAAAAATAAATAAAAAAAATGTTAAATAATATTAATAATTATGAATTCAAATAAAAAAAATATAAAAAAAATAGATAATATAATATTTAATTTGTTAATATTAAAAAATAAAAGACCAGTTAATAAATTAAAAGAATCAGATATTAAATATTTATGTGATGAGAGTATAAAATTATTAAATGTTGAATCAACATTATTAAAATTAAATAGTGATATTTATATAGCAGGAGATATACATGGACAGTATTATGATTTAATAAAGATATTTAAACATATAGGGACACCTGCAAAAAAAAAATATTTATTTTTAGGAGATTATGTAGATAGAGGGATATATAGTATAGAAACATATAGTTTATTATTAGCTTTAAAAATAAAATATCCAGAAAATATTTATATAATAAGAGGGAATCATGAATCCGATTGGCTTAATGAGACATATGGATTTAAGAGGGAATGTATAAAGAAATATAATTATAAAGTATGGACATATTTTACAAATACATTTAATTATTTATCATTAGCAGCATTAATAGATAATAAGATATTTTGTATACATGGTGGTTTATCTGCGAGATTAAATAAAATAAATGGAATAAAAACAGTAAAAAAACCGTATAGAATAGAAGAGAAAGATTCATTAGTAACAGATCTTGTATGGAATGATCCGGATGATAAAATAGATGGATATAAACCAAATAGTGATAGAGGAATTGGATTTTTATTTGGTAAAAATTCAGTAACCAGATTCATGAGTAATAATAATATAGATTTAATATGTAGAGCACATGAAGTAGTAGATGAAGGATATAAATTTATGTTTAATAATAAATTAGTAACAATATTTTCAGCACCGCATTATTGTAATAATTATGATAATAAAGGTGCAATAATGTATGTTAATTTAAAATTGGAATGTAATTTTATAATATTTAATCCAGTAAAAAATGTTGCAAATGAAAAGCAAAATGAGAAATTGTATTCAAAAAATGTAAGAAGAACTGTAAAATCATTATCAAGACCAGCATCTGTAAAAAAAATTAAAGAAAGAAGTAAATCATTAGATAAAAATTTTACGTTAAAAAAAACAAAATAAAATAAGTAAGAAAGAATAGAGATATGCATATAGAAACTGATATTAAATTAGATTTTAGTGATGTATTATTAAAACCAAAAAGGAGTAGTTTACAAAGTAGAAAGGATGTAGTTTTAAAAAGAAAATTCCAGTTTAAATATGCTAAAAATGAATGGGAAGGAATTCCAATAATGGCAAGTAATTTAGATTCAACAGGAACATTAGAAATGAATAACACATTAAGTAAAATGGAGATGTTAACATGTTTACATAAGTTTTATAAGGAAGAAGATATAGATGATAGTATAAATAATGAATATGTAATACCATCAATAGGAATAAAACATAGTGATAAATATTTAGCAAAAGTAAACTCAAAGTTTATATGTATAGATGTAGCAAATGGATATTGCGAATATTTTGTAGACTTCATAAAAGAAATACGAAATAAATATCCAGATAAGATAATAATAGCGGGTAATGTAGTAACAAAAGAGATGACAGAACAGCTAATATTAAATGGAGCAGATATAGTAAAAGTCGGAATCGGGAGCGGTGCGTTATGTATAACACGGGTAAAAACGGGTGTTGGATATCCGCAATTAAGTGCAATTGAGGAATGTGCGGATGCAGCACATGGACTCGGTGGACATATTATATCAGATGGAGGATGTACTTGTCCAGGAGATGTAAGTAAAGCATTTGCAGCAGGAGCGGATTTTGTAATGTTAGGAAGTATGTTAGCAGGATATCATGAGACAGGAGGAGATATAGTAGAAGAAGATGGTAAAAAATATAAAATCATATATGGGATGAGTTCAGATACAGCACAAAATAAATACTATAAAAAAGTATACAAATATAGAACAAGTGAAGGTAGAACAATTAAGATACCATATAAAGATACATCAGTATCGACACAATTAGAAGATATATTAGGAGGATTAAGAAGTACATGTACATATATAGGATCAAAAAATATAAAACACATGTCAAAATGTGCTACATTTATAAGAGTAAACAATCAATTTAATACAATGTATAGTAAAAATTAATAATAAGAAATACTTATTATTAATCAGAATCAGAATCAAATTCAATATTACAACAAGATTTTTTAGGTAAAGATGGTGTAGAATATTGATTATTTAAATTAACATTAGGTTTAGGTTTAGATTTAAGTTTAGGTTTAGGGTTAGGTTCAGGTTCAGAATCAGAATCAGAATCAGAATCAAATTCTATTTCACATATTATAGGTTTCATTTTTTTAGGAGATTTAGGTAATTTAGGTTTATATTTATCTTGAATACCATATTTACGTGCATAAATAACATCATTCCAAAAATTATTCATTTTGATATAATTATTAGCAAACCATTCTTTATCGCGATGAACTTGAACAATAGAAACAAGAGTTAAATGCCAATAAGTAACATTAATATTATTAAAATTAGAATCATTATTTAAACGATCCATTTCTTTATTTGACCATTCTATTTTAGAAGAATCATTAATATCAATTAAAGAATAAAAATAATTAAGTTTTTTTTCAGTTAAATTAAATGCAGAAACTACAATACCTTTTTCAAAATTATCTTTAGTAAAACCCATAATATCACCGGAATCTTCAAGAAAATCATATATATTAAAATATTCTAAAAATTTACATTCCATAAAATCACAAACATCAAGATTACAAACTTCAAGTTGCATTTGCATTTGTGCCACATAATATATAGGAGGGATACCAGTAATTTTACGAGAAGGAGGGCATTTAATTTCTAACATAATTCCATCATCAGTAATACCATCAGGAGAAGCACCAATATTATTAAGAATAGGGTGAGGAATTAAACCATATTCAACAACAGTACATTTTTTACGAATTTCATAAATAGATGTTGCACATGGTTCATATTTTACACCCCATTCAGTAATATTATTACCTTTAAAAGGTTTACCAAGACCGCATTTTTCATGTATTAATTCGGATATTGATTTATAAGGATTTACTCCAGTAATAGTACCTGCATCACTTGCAGTAAGCATTTTAGAACGCATATCAAACCATTCTTGTGAACGTTGTTCAGGTTGAGGAATTAATTTTAATTGAGAAGTAATATAATGAAATTCTTCAATAGAACGTTGTGGAACATATTTTAATAAGGAAAGTATATGATTTTTTTTTATATTATCAAAAATATTATTATTAACATAATCATATAAATTATTATATTTAAAAAGTAAATTACAATTATTACATTTTTCTAATGATTCATTAGATATTTTTATTTTACACGATTTACAATAAGAATTATCAGTAGAATTATTAATAGAATTATTATCATAAATATTAATAACATTATCAATCGAATATAAATTATCAATTAAATGATGTTCTTGTAATTTAAAATACATAACGCCAAGTAATTGTTTAATTATTATAGGATTTGTATAATTATTAATAATAGTATCATAACAATTTTCTATAATAAATGGAATATCATTATCTGAAAATGAATTATCGTGTATTAAATTGTGAATATATTGATCGAATTCATAATAATGAGTCATTATATTTATATAAATAATTATTATTTATATAGATAAATTAATTATTATATTTAGAAATAAGTTTATCAATATCAGCATTATCAATATCTTTTTTTTTAGATATATCAATACCATTAAACTTATTTAGTTTTGTATTTTGAGAGACGAGTTTATTATATTGATATGAAGTTTTTTGTTCGTCAATGGGTATAGAAACATTATCTAATTTGGTATTATTTAATAATTGAGGATTTGTTAATGTTTCAAGTTTTTTAAATATTAAATTAACTTCATTAGAAACGTAATTAGCCATTATTAATATTTAATATATTATTATTAATAGAATATAAAATATGAAATAAATCACTAATAGTAAAAGTATGAATAAGATTAAAGTCTTGTTGAACAGAATTAAGAGTACACTCTGTAATAGGAATGTTATCAGTATAAAAGTTAAAGAAAAACCGCCAATCGTATTGTTTATTGGATATTTTTTTAGATTTATTAAATTCAATAGTAAATTTTTTGTTAGGGAAAATTATATATATAATAATATATAAATTTTTATTTAATTTAATAAAAGTGGAATATTTAATAGATGTAGATGGGATATTACAATGTTTACGATAAATTTCAATATAATTTTGATTTAAATTAAAGTTTTTAATATATGTTGATTTTAAAGAGTTATTTTTAAGATAAATTTCAGAATAAATTATGTTATATCCTGTGGATAAATTATTATTAGAAGGTTCATATAATATTAATGGTAAAATACATATTTCAATTTTATCGTTATTTAAATTTAAATTATTAAGTTTATAAGAAATAATATCCATTATGTAATTTAAATTATAAAAAAACAAGTTTAGAAATATTATTTATTTTATATTAATGTATAATAATATTAATATATTTCAATTTTATATAAATAATTAAATTTTACAAACAACACATTTAGAATTATGAGATGTTTTTATCCATTTTTTAATACAATCATAATGATAAATATGTTTACAATTTAATTGAATACAATCATGAGAATTTTGAAAATTAGCCATACAAATAAAACAACTATCATTATAACAATATAATTGTGTATCAGACCATTTAAAATGTTTTAATTTAGAAATAATATTATCAATAGAGAAGTTATTAGCAATAACGTGTTCACGTAATATATTAAATGAATCAATAAGATTATTATATAATTGTAAATTTAATGCAATATTATTATCATTATTATTATCATTATTATTATCATTATTATTATCATTATTATTATTATTGTTATTATTATTAATAATATTAAGGGCCGGTTGAATTTCATAAAAAATTATATTTTTTTCCATAATTATTATTTATAATTATTATCTATATATATAATAAATATGGAGTTATTACCAAAAATTAATATTAGTAATTTTATAATGTCCTCAGTATTAATATCAGTATTTGCATATTCTTTAGGAAATATTGTAGATAATATTATTTTTCCAGATTATATAGAAGGAGATAATAAAAATAAGATAATAATAGAATTAGTATTACAACTTGCTGTAACAGTTATATTGAAATATTATATAAATATTATTATTATGAAAATTATAGGAAAGAATATCAAGTTAACTGAACGTAGTTTACAAGCTGCAACATTATTATTTCCATTTATGATGTATTTCCAAATGAAAAATTTAAAGAAACGAGTAGTATATGTAAGTAATTTAATGATGTAAATTTTTTTCTGCAATATATATTTTATTACGAAGAGATGTTGTAGAAAGATTTAAAATACTCCTATCATGATAATATATAGGAATATTTAATTGATTTCCAGTAAAAGATTTATTGATATAATCAGATCCTAATATTCGAATATCAATGTTATTATTAGTTAAAATATTTAAGAGATCATTTTCAGTTGTATATTCAATTATTTGATCAATATATTTACAAGATTCTACTAATATTTTACGTTCTTCAAAAGACATAATGGGTTTATTTTTATTAGGACGATCAATGGTAGGATCAGTTTGAAGGCCTACAATTAAATAATCACATTGAGTTTTAGCATCTTTTAACATAAAAACATGACCTGCATGGAAAAGATCAAAACAACTACATGTAAAGCCGATTTTCATATTTTGTATTTTAATAAATATAATACAAAATATTTATATATATAATATATAAGAGATGAATAAAAAATTAAATAAATGTTCAATAGTAAGATCTTTAGAGTATGATGGAACGTCATGTTTTAAAAAAGAAGAATTAATAGAAATAATAGATTCATTAAATAAGAAATATAAATTCTTAAATTTAAAAAATTCTGGAACAAAGAAAGAATTATGGGATAGTATAAATAATGCGTTAAAATTCATAGAAGATCCAAAAAAATGGGAAAAATGTAATAAAGAATGGTGTTGGTTAAAAACATGTATTGATAGAGATAAAGAAACAGGTAAATGTTATAATAAATTAGTAGATATAATAGGAAATAAAAAAATGGTAAATGATATGATAAAATATGCATTTAAACCAAATAAACCAAATGGGGAGAAATATAAAGTGAATAAAAAAACAGGTGAAGTAATAGATGACGCATGGTTATCAACAGTAGATATACGAAATATAATAAAACAATTTGAAATATTATTCAAAGATGAATTTATTTTTAAAGGACCTGTACCAATAGATACATATAAATGTACGTTAAATAATAAACAATGGTGTAGTAGTTTATTAATACAAGAAGTAACAAGTATTGATATTGGGAAACTTAATAAAGATGGTATTAAATGCATAGGAATTGTATTTAATTTAGATGATCATACAGAAAATGGGAGTCATTGGGTATCATTATTTATAGATATAAAAAATGAAGCGATAGATTATTTTGATTCAGCAAAGAAACATAAAAGTGTAAAAGATATACCAAGTGATATATTAAAATATATAAAATATATACAACAATTAGGAGAAAAAGAGAATATTAAATTTAAAATAAGATATAATAAAATAAATCATCAGAAAAAGAATTCAGAATGTGGAATGTATAGTATTTATTTTATAGTAAAAAGAGTATTAGGAGAGGATTATAATAATTTAGTAAATAATAAGAATAAAATAATAACAGATTTACAAATGAATAAATTACGTAAATTATTATATAAATAATAAATATTTTATTTAAATAATATAATGTTAAAAGGGTGTAAATATTGTAAAGATAAAACACATCTAATAGATAATTGTCCATTAATAATATGTAGATTATGTAATGTAAAAGGGCATGTAGATTGGAATTGTCCAAATCATAAAGAGAAAAAAAATAAAAATAAAAATAGAATAAAAAGAAATAATGATAATAAAAATGAGATTAATTTAAATGATTTTCCGAAATTAAAAGAGAAAAAGAATATAGAACAAAAGAAAGAACAAAAGATAGAACAAAAAATAGAGAAAAAAATAGATTATAGTAATATAAGTTGGGTAGAAATAAATTCATTAGTATATTAATTAGGATTCCATTGTTTATAAAAAAAATTTTTAAGTTTATTTTTTTTTTCAATATCATCTGTTGTATACCATAACCATGCAGCTGTTTTTTTTAATGTATTAATTTTTTCATTTAATTCATCAATTTTTTTATCTATTTGATTAATTAAATTATCATCTAATTCTCCAAATTCAATATTATTTTGCATAGCATACATAATTAATTCAATTAAATCATTATAATCATATGCTTTTTTTATATTATTATAAATTTTATCATTTTCAGTATTATTTAAATTATGATCAGGATGATATAATTTAGATAATTTTCTAAAAAGTTTAGTAATAATATTACTTTTTGGAATTTTTTTTTTATTATTTAAATTTTCATCATTATCTATTTCTTCATTATCATCATTTATTTCTTCATTATCATCATTTATTTCTTCATTATCATCATTTATTTCTTCATTATTAGTAGTAGTTTCATTATTTAATGAACTAAAACATTGTTGTAATTCATTTTTAAATTCTTCATTAAATTGTTTTTCATATATTTTTTGTTGTTCGAATATGTCATTATATTCTAAAAAAAAATATTCTAATTTTAATTTATATTTTTTATATTTTTTAGAATTCATTTATAAGAATCAATATTTAAAATTCTATTTATAATCGTAAAATTTTATTATAAATATTTATAATAAAATATAATAATATCGACATATATATAATTTATTTACATATATGTGTGTAAAAAGTTAAGAAAAATTTTTTTATTAATTCTAAAATTAGTTTTTTGATGATATATTAATTTTTTAAATTTATTACATGAAACCCACTCAAAGTAACGTACATTATCATTTTGTAATTCTTTAACATCAAATTCTTTAGCATATGGGCAAAATTTATTTTCTAATTTTACACAAAAAATTAAATATTTACTTGATGGAATATATAATTTATGTGTTAAATATTTTTTAACAAGATCTTTAGTAAAAAGGTATGCATATTCATAACATTCATTATATGTATAAATGTCATGAACTCTTCGGAGATTATTTCCAAAAACAGCATTAGTTTCTTCAGTAGTTTCTCTACATGCTGTATCTAAAATATTATTATCACATAAATCAGTTTTTCCGCCAATATCGCCCCATTTTTCATATTCATTTATTAAAAGGAAATATGGTATATTTTTTACAATTTTATAAAATAAAATACCTGCGGCACGACATTCATAATTTTTACAAATATAAAAAGTAGGACGATTATTTTTAAGTGTAAAATTATTATAATTATTATATAATTTATTTAATTTTAAATATTTAAAATCATTAATTAATTTATCAATATTTCTATTAATAAATATATTAGATTTTTTATCAATATTATTTATAGTTTCATTTGTAATTTCATTATTAGTTTCATTTGTAATTTCATTATTAGTTTCATTTGTAATTTCATTATTAGTTTCATTTGTAGTTGTATCTATAATTGTATCTATAGTTTTTATTTTATTAATATTCTGAATTGAAAAATATTGAATATCATTTATTATATTATTTATATCTATATTATTAACATTATTAACATTATTAACATTATTAACATTATTATAAGACATGAGTGTCATATTATATGAATATATAATTAATATACAAAAATTAATATACAAAGATTATTATACAACAATTTTTAAGTGGTTCATTATATTATACTTATAATATTTATTATTTATTTAAATATTATATTTCAATTTTATATTTTTAATATCTTGTTTAGAACTATTTAATAAAGTATATTTTTCAAGAAAAACATGATGACTATAATGAGAACGATTTGGAGTAAAAACTTTTATATATTTAATAAGATATTTAACATTAAATAAATCATTCATTGTATTAATAATAAATGGTAATCTACCGCCATCAATATGAAAATCATGTGAAATTAAATAAATAGTATTGTATTTTATTTTATTTTTCAATATTTTATAAATAAAATATATATTTTCAGCAGTATTTGTAGATTCATTTTCAATAGTTATTGCATCTTCTATAATTGAATTATTTAATAAAATATTTTTCATATGAAGTGCTTCAGAAGAATTATCTAATTCTTTTCCTTTACCAGATACTATAAAATGAACAGGAAATTCATTATTTAATAATGAATGATATAATTCAATTGATTTATAAAGACGTTGATTTAATTCAGTTTTATTTTGTGAACCTAATATTATAATACATTGATCATCATTATTAAATGAAGATATATAAATTGGTAAAGATATAGATAATAAAAAAATTATAAATATTTTAATATTTATCGATAAATACATTTTATTTAATTTAAATAGTATTAATTTAAATTAAATTTCAATTTTATATTTTAATAATATTATTCTGATTTTTTCCAAAAAAGACTTGTTTTGTATTATCATTAAAACGTATTAAAATACCATTACATCCTAATCTATTAGTTGAAACAATTATACCTTCTTTATTATTTGTTTCAACTTTATCACCTTTTTTTAAATTATTATTAAATGAATTAGATGATTTTATATTTATTATATGTTTTAATGGTTTTTTAGTAACAGATTCAGGTGTTGGTTTAGATATTGGTTCAGGTATAGGTTTAGGTGTAGGTTCAGGAGTTGGTTCAGATATTGGTTCAGGTATAGGTTCAGGAGTTGGTTCAGGAGTGGATGTTATATTATTTTCAATAGGATCTTTTTTTGGTTCACGTGATATAGAACGTTGACGTTGTGCATTTTTATTTCTACGATTTAAATTTCTTAATGGCATATTATATTAATATATATTAATATTTATTTATTTATTAAAATATAATTTATTTTAAATTTCATGTTTAATTAATTTAAGGTATCTCTTTAGGTATATCTTCAGGTATATCTTCAGGTATATCTTCAGGTATATCTTCAGGTATATCTTCAGGTATATCTTCAGGTATATCTTCAGGTGTATCTTCAGGTATATCTTTAGGTATATCTTTAGGTGTATCTTCAGGTATATTTTCAGATATATTTTCAGGTATATTTTCTTGTGTATCTAAAGATACACAAAGATCTTTTGTAGATTCTTCTATAGACTGTTTATTATGTGACAAATGTTGCCGGGTTCCCAATTGTTTCAAGTTCCTGCGTGTGCGTGCATATCGAGGTACATTAGAATGTAATGGCATAATGTTATAATATAATATAATAATAAAATTTTAAATTATTTCAGTAATATTTGCAGGAAGTTCATCAATTTGTGTTGAATAGAAAGAAATAATATTTTTAATAGTAGATACATCATCTGGAGTAACAAAATTAATAGCAGTTCCCTTACGACCATAACGACCACTACGACCAATACGATGTAAATAAACATCGATATCATTATTTTTTGGGATATCATAATTAATAACTATAGATACATGTTGAGCATCAATACCACGAGATAAAATATCAGTTGTAATAAGTACACGAGTTGCTCCAGATTTAAATTTTTCAATTAATTCATAACGTTCTTTTTGAGATAATTCACTACTAAAAATAGAGACAGTAAAATTACGTTGTGTTAATTCATTTAATAAATAATTACATTTATCTTTACGATTAACAAAAATAATAGCTTGACTAACAGAAATAGTATTATAAATATCAATTAATGTGTGTAATTTCCATTCTTCTTTATCAACAGTAATATAAAATTGTTTAATACCTTCAAGAGTAAGTTGTTCTTTTTTTACATTAAAAATGACAGGATCATTCATAAATGATTTAGATAAATCAACAACATCTTGAGGAAATGTAGCACTAAAAAGATTAATTTGAATTTTAGAAGGTAAATAACGAACAATATTTTTAATTTGATCTTTAAAACCGTGACTTAATAGTTCATCAGCTTCATCTAATACTAAAATTTTCATATCAGTTGTTGGTAAAATTTTACGATCAATCATATCCATAATTCTACCAGGAGTACCAATAATAAAATGAGGATTTTTTTTTATAGAATTGATATTATCATTTACATTTGTACCACCAATACATACAGCAGTAGAAATTTTTAAATATTTACCAATACTTAAAATAATAGAATTAATTTGTTGGGCTAAATCACGGGTAGGTGCTATAATAATACCTTGAATTGTATTAATTGATTCATCTATTAATTGTAACATTGCAATTGTAAAAACAGCTGTTTTTCCAACACCAGATTGTGCATGAACAATACATTCTGTACCATTAATTATAGGTACAATTGCTTTTTTTTGAACAGGAGATGGTTTTTCAAATCCATGAGAAAAAATACCTTTTAATAAATTAAGTTTTAAATCCATATTATCAAATAACTCAAATTCCTTAATATCTTGATTACAAGTGATATTTAATTCGCTCATAATGAAATAACTATATTTTATTATTTATAAAACTTTAAATAGTTTTATAAATATGGATTTAATAAAAGTTTATTACATTTTTTACATTTATTATATTTTATAATACATAGTGAGCAAACATGATTACAAAAAAAATGATATAGATTAGGATTATTTAATTTTTTAATATAAAAATTACAAAATACACATTTATTATTTGATGATTTTTGTTTTTTATTTGAAATATTAGAATCATTAGAATCATTAGAATTAATATCTATTAATGAACGTTTTGCATTTGATTTTTTAATCAAACTATTATTTTTCCAAAAACCAATATTAATAGTATCATCAGGAATAAATTCAGTACCAAAACCATTATATTTATCATTTTCCCACATTCCTTTATATTCAGTACCATTTGTATATTTTTCTGAACCATAACCATTCATTTTATCATTTTTCCAAATACCTTTACGTATAATACCATTAGGATAAATTAATATACCGTTACCATTTAATAAATTTTTTTTAAATTCTCCATGATAATACCAATTATTTGATTTAATTAATGTACCATATCCGGTGAATTTATTATTTTCAAATTGACCAATATAACAACTACCATCATTAAATTCAAATTTACCAAAACCATTTTTTTTATCTTTAATAAAATAACCAGTATATTTATTATTATTATTATATGTTATTTCACCATGACCATCACGTAAATCATTTTTAAAATGTCCAATATATTTACTTGTATTTTTATAAATTAATGTACCATAACCATTTTTTTTACCACTTATAATTTTACCGCTATATTGATTACCATTTTTATCTAAATTAAACATATTATTATATATTATATATAATATACTAATAATACTTTATAATAAATAATATTTATTATAAAATTGAAATAAAAAATAAATATTAAATTTAAATAATAAAATGGAAGAACTAAATTCCTTTATATTTAAAAAATCTATAGTACAAGTAGATTCTATTGATGATATAGAAATAATAAATAAAGATGGGAAAACATTTATTTATGGAAAATTATATAATACAAATGCATTATTAAAAGGTTTAGAATTTAAATGGGATAATGATAATAAATATTGGCATATAGATAAAAAAATAACAAAAGATGAATTTGAAATATATTTTAATGATTATAATAATAATAGAAGAAATTTTAAAAATAAAAATAAAAAAAAGTGTGAAATATGTAATAATATAGGTCATACATATAAAAATTGTAAAAATGCTACAAAAAAAGAACTTTTAAATAAAGAAATTAATGAATTAGAAAAAAAATTACAACAAAAAAAACTTTTATTAAAAAAAATAGAAGATTAATTCCGTTGTGTATTAGCACGATAAATAGAATTATCAGGAAATATATTAGAAATATCATTATTAAGAATGTCGAATGTATTATTTGCACAATCTTTATTCCATATTTTAATAGTTATTGTATTATTACGTGGATAAAGAGAAATTCCATTAATATCTTTAAAATCATCAGGATTTTTTGTAATATTTTGTCCTATAAATGCGATTACAAATTCTAACCAGTAATAATTAATAAATTTTTTAGTTAATTTAAAACTCCAACCACCACCTTTTATATTTTCTTTATCTTCCCATAATGGTTTTATATCATTTTTCATTAAATACCATGATCCACAAATTAAAGATGGGAGACGATAATGTAAATTCCAAAATCCGTCAATTGTATTAAATTCATCAATAAATTTATATGAATTTAAATCCCAATTATTATCATATAATGAATGGTAATAAAGAGAATATTTATTTTTTAATGAATTCATTATATATTATATATAATAAATTCTTTAAATATAAGTTTATAATTATTGAATAATAATATAATAATATAATATATTGAATATGACAACATATAAAAATGTTACAAATGCAAATTTAGAATTTGAAACAACAAGTGGATATGATTTTAAAGTAACATCTGGAAATAATTTTTATGTAGATGCAACAGAATTAAGTTTATCAGGAAATATCTTACTTGGTAAAAATATGATTATAGAAGGTGATTTAACTGTAAAAGGTGATACTGTAACTGCAGATGTTGAAAATATAAATGTAGAAGATCCTATATTATATTTAGCAAATAATCAAACAGGAAGTGCTTCAAAAGATATTGGTATAATAGGTGAAAGAGGAGATGATATAAATGTAGGATTAATTTGGGATGAAAGTGCGGATGAATTTTCAACAATTACAACAACACATACGACAGATGATTCAAGTGCTGTAAGTATAACAGATTATGCTAATTTGCATACAAAACAGTTATTAGTAGAAGATGCATTAAGTGTAGAAAAAGCTACAATATTAAAGAGTACATTAAGTGTAGCCGGTAATTTATTAGTAGGAACTGCAAATCTATTTATAGATACACAAAATAATGGTGATATTGGTATAGGTACAAAGACACCATCTGGAAATGTTGATATAAATCATACTGGTTCATTAGTTATTCCTACTGGTACAACAGCTGAACGACGAGCTACTACAGGTGCAATAAGATATAATACTTCATTAACACAATATGAAGGATATGATGGTTCTAATTGGGGAAGTTTAGGGGGAGTTAAAGATATTGATTTAGATACATATATAAGTGCAGAAGATAATTCAACTGATAATGATGAACTTAAATTCTATACGGCAGGTACACAAAGAATGTTAGTTGGTAATACAGGAATATTAAGTATAGCTGGAAATACAACAATAAATGCAAATCTTCATGTAAATAATATATTAAGTGTAGGAGAAGCAGCTATATTAAGTAGTACATTAGATGTAACAGGAAATGTAACATTTGCGAATCGTGCAAATATAGGGACAACATTAAGTGTATCTGAAGATACTACATTAAGTTCAACATTAAGTGTAGGAGATGCAACTGCTTTTGCAAGTACATTAGATGTGACAGGAAATGTATCATTTTCTAATCGTGCAAATATAGGAAGTACATTAAGTGTTGAAGATGCAACAGTATTAAAGAATACATTAAGTGTAGGAGATGCAACTGCCTTTGCAAGTACATTAGATGTTACAGGAAATGTATCATTTGTGAACCGTGCAAATATAGGAAGTACATTAAGTGTAGAAGATGCAACAGTATTAAAGAATACATTAAGTGT